GCCCCGCCTCTGTGCGGCTCAGTTCGTAGATATACGCATCGTGCCGCCAGATCAGGTATTGCAAATAGTCCGTCTGTCCGACCTCAACAAAGTTCAGGCCAGTATACGCAGACACAAGCCGTTTCCACCAGGACGTGATGACGTACTGATGGCCTCCCGCACTATCTGCTTGCGGATAGTACGGGAGCATCAGTTTTTTGCTTTTGTGAGCTCCTCAATGAATTCGACATAGGCACTGAAAAACACAATCAGGCTGTCCAGATTCATGCGGTATTTGCCGCGCAGGTCATCCACCGTCACCGGCAACCCCATCAGATTGCAGGAGATCAGTCGCGCCGCCAGATCGTATACTGCCCGGATGCTGTTCGCATCCATAGTCTTCAGCACGTCCTCCAGCTCCGGCGCAGTCGCCGTCAGCTCCTCCACCATCGCCTCGGTCGGTGTGGTCACGTCAATGGTCGTCTGCGCATCGTCCTGCATGATCAGGCGCAGATACGGCCGGTTGATGCTGTTGAAATTGATTGTTTTCGGCATGGTCACTTCTCCTCCCATAAAAGGGACAGCGGAGCTGTGAAAGCC